AATGTGACACCTGCGATGGCCTTCAATTCGTTGGGGGGATGGTTTGTCCCACCAAGTGGTTTGGTCAGCATGTTCAGGAACTACTGGCACGGAACCATGTGTTACACGATTGACATCGTCACCACTGGTTTAACTGGAGGAAAACTCCTTTTAGCTTACAATGCAAATTCACGTGCACCAGTGAGCGACACCCACACACTAGAAAATGTTGTGTGGGATCTCAAAGCCACGCATACTATGACTTTTCGATTCGAGTGGCACCAGTATCGCAACTGGTTGCGCACTTTTGATGAATCGCGCCTTTCAGATCCTTTCGTTGACGCCTATGATGACGGCAGACACAATGGTTCTTGGAGCATTTCTACTCTTCAGCCAATCGTTGGTACGAAAGCTGATCAGAGCATCGATTTTATCGTTACTGCGTGGATGGAAAATCCTAGATTCGCCAACCCTTCTTATGGGACAATGAGTTCGCATCGTATTTTTAACATGCCTAACATTCCCACTGGAGACACTTTGGTGGATTCTGCGGAGGTAGCCGGTCCAGGAGGTAACAGTCCTCTGACTGATACCAATCCTCCTACTTTGGAGGATCTTGCCGACGGACTAACAGGCGGCTTGGTGTCGAGACGACCCGTAACGGGTCTTATAGGAGCATTCGATGTTCCATTTTCTCGTCGCCGTAGACGCAGATATGTCCGTAGGTTCGGCATTTTAGGTTTGGGTCAAGTGCCCAGCAATTTGCCGACACCTGCGCCACCCACGCCCCCGACGGGCACTCCAGCTCCGACGGCCTTTCCTTCTAGGTCGCCGACTCATGTGCCTACCGTGTCCGCAGTGACGAACCCGCCGACTCGTTTGCCAACCAGAGGTCCCTCTGGCCAGCCTATTATGTCGACGTTATTTCCCACTGCTGCTTTGACTGCAGCGCCATCGGTCTCTGCCTGCAATGTGTATCCTGCACAAGTAGATCCAGAGATGTTAGGCGCGCCAGATTTGTTTAGGACTGGGGGTCAATGGAAGACTGCTGCCACGACTTTAACTGTCAGGACGCTAGCATATTCCAGTGACACAGACGGCGCGTATGTCGAAGTCCTTACTGACGTCGTCCCGCTTACTTTGCCCGCTAATGGTGTAATTATACCTGGAGGGTTCCGTCTGTCGGGAGCTGTTGGTCAGAAGATTGACTCGATGAATGGCACTGTCACTTTCGCCTCGCAAGCCACCGTGCAAGGTGTGACTATTTCTATGGCAGGTGGCAGTGGAGTCAGAGAGTACACACCCTCAGAGATGGGGACTCTCTATGGATGGACCACCGGTACAGAAACGGTGGATGGACAGATTGTGGCTTATGCCGAAGCACCAGCTGGTGCTACTTTCACTCCTCCTCCACAGACCCTCCTCACAGAATGTGATGGCGGTGCTTTCAGCTTCGCCACCTTCTTGTATGATGGAGAGTTATTTGGACCTAGTGATTCACCTCGCGTCCAGACTTTCAGGAGTCGACGCTGGGGTGGTGCCACTTTGTCAATGGAAGCCATCCAAACCACCAGGATTTACTCGATGTACATCGTGGAGGTCGGTCCTAACTTTCAAGGTGATGTAACCGCTAATGAAGCGGAGTTTGTGAAGACATTTGGTCAACCCCAGATTCTACATAACGAAATTGTGTCACTTCACATGGGAGAGGATCTTTTGTCTTTAAGACAAGACCTTAAAGTTTTCCGAGAGGCCGGAGAATTTGTGGTCACACCAGCGGAGCGTGAAGCGAGCTATCAAGCTCACCTCCACGCTAGCCCCTCAGGTTTATTGGGGCCTTATGAGCTACTCACAAACTGCTTTGCAGGAATTCGTGGTGGCATGACCGCATGGTATCGCCTACATGGCGAGGGTTACGCCAGACTTCAGAGAGGGTTGAAATTTCACACCTCTACTGGCGCAGTCGATCAGGACTTTCAACGAGGTTTTGAGTACGCTGATACCCGTATAAATCCAACGATAGTTGTAAGCTACCCCTGGTTCAGCCAGGCTCGCTTTGAGTACGCCCGTAATGCTTTTACAGGAACGGAATTGAATATCCGTCATGTGGAGGCGACAAACACTGGCAGTGCTGACTTGACAATTGTCGAAAGCCTTAGCGTTAAAGAAGATTTCGATCTCGTACGCTTCATGGGTTGCCCAATCTTGCTTTGACTGGTTGCGGCCCGCACATTATCTGTTTGCATATTGCATATTTTACATTTGCATGTTACATATTTATTTATAGACAACACAAGGTTTCAAGTCCTTTGGAGTTTGTTTAAGTCCGCTATGCGAGTTAGCGGCGAGGGCATGTCCCTGTGTATATTTC